ATGGCGGAACTGGCAGACGCGCAGCGTTCAGGTCGCTGTTTGAGTGATCAAGTACAGGTTCGAATCCTGCTCGGGGCATCAAAATACCAATTAGTTCCTTCTGGAACTGCTTGAAACGCTGAGAAATCAGCGTTTTTTATTTTGTCTAAACGATATAAAACGATTCAAAACGGTATCGAGGGTAACAAAATGGTAACAAATTGGCTGAAAAAAACTGATTTTAACTTTTGTTACCCTCAGAAAAATGGAGGGCACTCAATCCCTCGGTACCACTGGATTATAAGCACCATCGTTTGTTACCCAAAAATCCTAGGCGGGTAAATTACATAATCAATCTGGTATACCTTCAGTTTGTGCAAGATGCGTTTTTTGTTAAATGAAAGTCACTTAGGGGAGGATTTATATTTTAGACAAAAGAAAACATGCTTTTACAAATTTTGAATTCAATAAGAATATGAATAGAGTAATCACAATTCTAACTACTCTATTCATATTTTTATGTATGAGAGTGGCCTATCACTTCGGAGGTCATGAATTATATAAAACTTTATTTTTGGGGCTAGAAATCCCCTCGCTGGGTATGGTTTATCTTGCATTTTCAGGAAATAGATGGTCCCTGAAGCAATTTCAAAAATTCCCCTACTTGTTTACGAATTTAATATTATTGCCATTTGTTGCATGTATCGTTATAAACGCAAGTATTCCAATCCCTGTTGTTTCTAAATTGATTTTCTCTGTTTTTTTTATTATTAAACTGATTGATACAATTTTAATATTTTTCATATCAGACTTACTTAAGGATCACGTAAGATCTTACGCAGTATACAGAGAATTAGCTTGGCTCTGTATGGGTATTATGATGCTTATATGTTTATTTCTAGGATTCTTTGACCCTACAAAATCGATGATATTTTCTATTTTAGTCACATTGATTATTCAATCATTCTCATTAGATTTTTTTGGACTCTGTAAAGCCATGAATCATGGTAATTTGAATGTTGAAAAATATAAAAATACACTATCACCAAAAGAAAAAGATTTCTTCGTCTTGGGTAAATACGCTTCTCTAGTAATATTATTCTTTATCGCGTTATCCGAATTTCTCGTGAAGTCACCACCAATAAATAATCTTATATGTCTAATCCTTGGTTCAAGAACAACGCCAGACGGGCTTATCAATCGGGGTATGCGTGTTTCTTTAGTGATGTTAACGCTTATGCTTCTTTCTATCGGCATATTCTTAATATTCAAATTTTTACCTAAATTTTTTAAAAAGAGAATTTTCAACGGTTTCTTGCCTTAGCAGACAATATACCACAAAAAGCCACCCTACCCATTAATCTGGATAGAGTGGCTTCGTTGTTACTTGAGCTTCTTAACGTAATCTGCGTTGGCTGTGATATACAGCCCGTTCCCCAGCTTCAACCGCGTAATCTTTCCATAACTTACCACAGACTCAACATCGAAGACAGTCCCCTTGGCAAACTCTTTCTCAGCCTTCTTAAATGCTTTGTCGTAGTACCGCGTCACACTAGTCTTAGCCTTAACTTGCTTGGCCGCCTTCAAATAGGTGGCCTTTTTTACTGGTGTGGATGAGCTCCCACCAACGCCGTTCTTCAAGTCCTTGGCAAACTGAGCCTTGCTGATTCCCCACTTAGCTAGATACCCATACGGGTCTTGGTGATCACCCCATAGATTGTCTGACACCCATTTGTGAGACTTGATACCAGGACCTGAGCCGTCTAGCGTCAGCAGGATACCGTACTTCTTCGCGTAATATCGAAGCACCCACACATAACGCTTGTAGCTCGCGTTGAAGCGACTCTGGGAATTTACGTGAGCCAATTCCACTTGGAACGGGCTAGCGTTGTTAGCCACGGTCCCCGCACCATAAGCGACGTAACCGGGCGTTCCCACAATATAGATACCTTGGTCATCCACAATAGCATGGGTGTATGCTGCGGACCAGTGACCCTTCATATAGCTAGCTTCGTTCTTACCGGAGCCAACGCCCTTATTGTTATCGTTGCCGGTATCGTGGGCAATGATGTACTTGTGTGCTGCCTTGGATCCAGATCCCTGGTTGGCCCCAAGTTCATAGCTGTGGTTAAATGAATAGCTCATCGTTTATCGTCCTCCTTAATATTGAAACCCTTGAATCCATCAAATAGGCCAGACGTGAACCCACCTACTAGCAGTCCCATAACGGCCCCTGACAGAAAGTTATGGTCAGCCGTCACAAATACCGATAGCAAGCCGACCAACATGCCAATTACCATCGACAGCCACGGCATCCACTGATTCGGCACCTTCGTCTGCTTTACGGCCTGAGTCAAAACAAAAACGACCAAAGTGGTCAATGCCAATTCAGTCGCCGTTCCCAGATTGAGTTGCTGGATATAATCCATGCTACTCACCTCGTTCCTTCAATTTTTGGTTTTCCTTCTTTAATCGTTCATTCTCTCGCTTTAACCGCTTAATCTCGTCTGTCTTCGTTGGCGGCTTACCTGCGTTGATTCGAGCAATCCACACCGGGACGTAGCCAACCGCGATAGCAGAAATGGCAGAGAGAATCGCGGTAAATACCTTATCACTGATATTAATCATCCCCCGTGAATGCATAGCTAACAATCCGACAAATCACCCCGCCAGTCAAAACGGCACCCGGACTAATCAAAGCGCCCATCTCCATATCGTGCACTAGGAACCCTAGGAAAAAACTCATCCACACAAAGACTAGACAGCCAATCATAATCGGTCGGGCGTAGAACCAATGGAAATCCCAGATTGAGTACACGATGGCAAACGTCCCAATCACCGCAATCAAGAAGATTGAGACGGGATCGTCCAGAAATCCTAGCATAGTGTGGGCTGGGGGCTTCAAGTCAAAGAAATTGACCTGAACAATAAATACGATGGCAATGGCGTACGTCTCAACGGCGGACCAGAACCAAAACTGATTCTTCTTGTAATGCTCATATAATTTATTGTCGTCCATAATAAAAGCACCTCTACTTCTCTGCGTCAGTAGCCGGTGCTTGGTATGCGGTACCTGTAATCGTTTGGTACTGCTTGTCATCGATAAAATTATTCTCCCGATACCAGCCAATAGCTGGTGTAAGCTTACCCCAGCTGTAAAACATCTTAATCAAAGTGTAGTTCATGATTTTTCCTCCTATTCTTTAGTGGCAGAAGCATTGGCCACCATAAACTCTGCAAACTGTCCGCCAAGCTCACTCGCAGCCGTCTTGACGCTATCTAAATCAACTGCTGCTACGGCTTGGGCACCGCCTAACTGAGCGGCGATATCTTTCAAACTTTCAATAGTCTCAGCCTGCTTATCAACTAGACCAGTTAAGTAGTCGATATCCAAACTAGGTAGATTGCCAGGTGCTTCAACTCGGCCATTGCCCATCAATCGGTACATCCACCAGTAGCGGGTGAAATATTGGACTGAAGTACTTGGAATATCAACTGCTACTAATCCTTCAGCAGCATCTAGTGCTGGTACTGTGTCTTTGTCTGGAAACTCACTATTTGAGTCTGGCTTAACGTAATAAATCATTTGTCTTTCCTCACTTTCCTAATCAGGTACAATTGCATCGGTCGTCCAGTTATCCAACCCATCTTGCCAAAAAGATTTAGATCCCCAAGAAAGCACGCTGATAATACCAGCCTCACCTTCATATGGATATTTAAAAGTAAGAACAAGGTTTCTTCCAGTCACAGTTGTCGTTGCATTATTGCCACCATCAATTGTTCCAACGTGGATTGGTAAGCTCATATTTTTAATGAAGTGAAATCCAACTGGTAACGTCATCAAAACATTAGTCCATGTTCCTTTTGTCTTGTCCCATGAGATTTTCATGCCACCAATAATCTTTGTAACTCCAGTTTTTGAATCATACTTCATTAAAAATGGTGTTGAAGTGAATTCAGAATTAACTGTTATTGGATACCAAGCAGATTGCGCAACGCTTTTTAAATCGTCGCTAGTAGCGACTGTTTTACCTCCTGACACAGTGAGCTGAGTGAAATCGGATTTCTCGGAAATCACGCCCGTGTTGGGGTTACGGTGGGAGACGTTGGCATTATCGGCTGGAACAAAGGTATTTCCATTAATGGTAACCGTTCCATCTCCATTATCTCGAACAAAATCTGAGAATGCTGGAGCCATCGGCACTCTATGCGTAGCTTGAACCATTTGAACGGATATCAAATATACGCTAGCATCTTTACCGTCAGCCGAGCCGTTATTATCAATCCGAATGTATCCTTGGACAACACCCGCTGGCACGGTAAACGTAACTAACGAAGTACTTGTAGCGGAAGTATTAGACCATCTCGTATTGTTCACAAGCTCGATTGATGTGTCATAGTCTGTAGCACCAATTATTTTAGAACCTAAAAACCAAATATCAATTCCTTCAACATTTGCTGACATGAACCCATCTGCTTCCACTGTATAAGTTGCTCCCGGGGTAACAGCGATATGGTCAGTTGAGGCCGTATTTTCAACATGAGACTGTGTTGTCTTCCATGTAAGCAGTCTACCAGTGCCATTTTTATAAAATGGGTGGGTCACATTCTGTACAGGATAGATATTTCCCTTCCAGTGATTCGTAAGGACAAAATCCACACTATTAGGAATTAGATTGCCACCGAACTGATCACCAACGCCGGCTTTCTCATCGATAAATACGTTACCAACATCGGTTAACGTCTGTGAATTAATGTTGATAGTCCACAGCTTGCGAGTCAACAGCCCTCTTACTTCACCAGAAGCAATCACGTTCGTGCTAGTCTTGTTGGTAACGTGTATATATCCCCGGAGTGGCTCATCACTACTAGGGTTACCGCCAACACCCGCCTGACAATAGACAGTATGAAATCCGATAGGCAAGTTTAACAACCACTGCTGAAAAGTAATGCCATCTGCGGCAAGTATAGACTTGGAAGCTACGCCGTTATCAAGCGTGATTTTTGTCTTTTGCCAGTCAACCGTGTCCGCCATTTTAACTAGCGGTGCTACCTCGTTATCCGTATACTTATTCGCCTGCTGATTAGCAGACGTAGCATGTGAAGTAGCTACTGCTTCGGCATCAGCGTGTGCCGCAATTTTTGCTGAGTTAGTTTTGTTGGTAGCATCCACAGCTGCTGCACTGATACTTGCCGCCTGTGCTGCGTTTGCTTTAGTCTGCGCATCCATCGAGGCAACTTTTCCAGTTACATATTCATCCCCGTTCTTATCAACCGGGTTCTGTCCAAACTTCCACTTACCAGAAATCGTCTCGTCTTTATCCAAATAAGCCAAGTCCGATGGGAAGACCACTTGGTGATCAGCAATCGCCTTGTCCACGTACTCGATCGTCGCTAGTGACTGTGGATTCAACTGAATTGTCACGGACTGTTTCTGGCCGACCATCACAAAGATACTCATACCAAATTCAAACAACACTTTGTTGCCAAAATCTGGCATGTACTCAGGTTCCGCTGCTAAGGTCACAGCATACAGAAACTCGGCGTCTTTGCCCTCTTCTTTAGCATACAGACCAATAGCCGTAATGTTGTATCCCTTAGTTACCTTTTCATTGGTGTACAGCACCTTAGTCCCGGCAACCTGTTCGTCACCATCCGGCGTATTAAGCGAGCTAGTCAGCGTCCCTGTCTGCTTCTCATTAGGGAGCTTAGCCAGCCCCTTGACTCCAGCCTCAGTTAGCGTATCTGCTGTGGTAGCTGTCCGGGTGATGGTGAACTTAGATTGGCCTCGAAAAGCCCGCGTAGCCAACTCCAATCCTGCTGTGGTCAACACTGATTCATTATATTTTGACATCTTTTACCTCCTAACTAAAATTGACTGCCTGTGGCATGACTGCTGAATTGATACAGATACTAGCCGCCTGACCGAAGTACACCGGTAACCGGTTCTCTACGTCGTAACTAGTCCTGATATGCTGCTCCAGATTGCTTGGTGTGTAAACGTTCAACAGGTATTTTAGTCGTTCAACCTGTTCCGCTGTGATTACATGTGCTTCACTTAGCGTGTCAATTCGACTCTTCACCGAATCCACAACCACCATAGCCGGAATAGCAAACGAGGCGACCAGCTCCTTGAAGTACCAAATCGTAATCGGCCGTGGCGGTAACATCCGTACCAGAATGTCGTATCGACGGGATTCAACTGTGGCTGTTGGGCTGGCCACCATACCGAATTGGTTCTCGAACATCGACAATCCGTCCACATCAGTAGCCATGACAAACTCGTTCAGCAGAATCCGGTCAGCCTGCTCACTCACCGCATCAAACACTGGCTGTTCACCAACCATCAGCTTCTGCATCTCAACTACTTTGTCATAGTAATCTGGCAAGTAATCCACTAGCTTACTCATTGAGCGTCACCTCACCAACTACTGGAAGTTGGGAAGCCTCATTATTGAAGACCATTACCACATCATTCTCGGTCCCGCTTAAAACCGGCAGCGTTGCATTGATTACACCGTCAACTCGCATGACCTCCGCTAGAATCTGTGAGCGGTAAACAGTTAGAGAATAGCCCCGACCGGTCTTCTGATTCACATCGTCCCAAGCTTTGCGGCGTAAGTCGAAGTAGGACTCAATTCCAGCTAGAATCTGTGGTTTAACTGCCTCTAACGTCGTGTTAGTTGCTGTTGATACGGTTGTTTCAATATTCACTCTCACTTCTGTGGGAGCAACTATCGTGACCGCATGTCCAATTGGTGCTAACCCGTAGCCCTGTCCTTCTGCGTCCGCCGGGTCAATAGTCTCTTTGACCTGACTCAACAACTCAGGACTAGCCGCTCTTAGGTCGTTATTCACAATGACCAGTTTGACCGTGCTACCACCGCGCCAAGTCGGATAGACCTGACCGGCACCCACAGACTCAATCTTGCTCAACATGTCCAAGTAGTCCGCAATGTTCCCACCGTACGCGTTGTAAGCGTCCGGAGAGAGAATTCGGTCCCGTAAGTGGTCGTCAGTCTCGTCATCCTTGGCTGGTACCGCTACCGAAGTAATCTCAGCCCAACTCAGCGCATCATTCGGCGTTACTGGTAAAATCTGTCCCTGATACCCATTCGGACGGGTACCGATCTCATCGGCTACCAGTAATGCTGTCAGGTCTGTGTTGACCTCTTTGACGTGATAGAAGATAGGCTCTTCTCCAACGCTTGCGAACTGGTCACTAACTGCTACATTACTGATAGGATTACCATCGGCATCGAGGAACTTAGCAATCACCTCTGCAGCGGTTGCTAGTTGCCGTGAAGCCCCACGCTCAGCCGCTCGCCAATCTAAGAACTCGCTATTGGTCGTTTGTGTCCAGGTCAGTCGGACAATGTTGGCTAATGACAGGGACTCTTCAGCCAGCTTAGTAGCCGCTGGGGCCATCGCGTCATAGATAATTGACCCTTGCCGTTTATCCTTGTCATCGTCAATCTCGTCTAGCATGTCATTCATAAAATAATCGAAGTCGTGTGCCTCTAACTCAGTCGCCAGTGCTTCCGGATTCATCTAACCCCACCTCGCTTTCTACTGGAATCGTGCCGTAAATGGTCTCACAGGACCCAATCACCTTAAGCGTCGTTGAATCAATCTTCTCAATCGAATCAACAGCCACATCGGTCACCCGGTCATCGGCCTCCAGAGCTTCAGTCAGCATACGGTCAACTTCGACCTCGGCATAGTCGAAGTCTTTACCAAGTAACTCTTCGAAGTCATTCCCGTATTGATCATCATAAATTGGATAGACAAACCGTTCCGTCCGGAGAATCTTATCCACGGCTTGTACCATGGCTTTGCGGCCGTCAGTCATACTCATGATGTGGCCGTTCTTGATTAGATACGTGTAACTGGAGAGCGTCTCCTCTTCCAGTTCGTCCGGCACCTCATCAACAACGTCATCGGTCTCAACCTCGTCTACTTCATCATCCATCTACGTCACCTCCTAGCTTTTCAAATACATAAAATTGCTGTCCGCCATCTTGGCGAATCATGGCGACCCCATCGCCCCTCTTCAGGCGCCCATCGATTTCATACTCAGTGTACTTAGTGGCCGGTGTGCCATCTTCAATCGGGGCTTTGAAATCTTCTCGCTTACGTCCAGTAGTCTTCATCCACACCTTGTGCTTAGTGACCCCGATTCCTAAATTGAGAAAGGCATCAGTCAGCGTCATCTGATTGGATATCTGAATCTTAAGTGGGGCGTCATCAACGACCGTGCCAAAAATGATGTCCGAATAGTCGCTATCCAAACCACCGCGTGAGTTAATCATGCCCAGTAAAATCTCTCCAGCCATTAGATTCTCACCTTCATTTCAATTTCAGCTGTATCGGTTGTCCCGGTAAAGGTATGGGTCGCCTTCGTAATCAACAAATACTTGCTACCTAAGCCAATATCCTTCAAGCTTTTTACCTTAACCATGGCTTCATTCCCAGCAACTACATTCAGGTTAGCCATAGTTGTCAGCTTCAACGTGTAGGCCTGTTTGTTCTTCGACTTAAGGATATCCTTGGCTTTCTGTTTCATCTGAGCGGCGTTGGCTTTATCCTTGGCCTTTTCGACCACTTGAAGTTTCCCCCAGCGTTCCACTGACCCACCAGCAGCAGTCACCGTAGTCAGCTTCGTGTTGGCCACGTCGGCTGCCTTTTTCTGTGCTGCGGTCTGTTTCTTGGCCTTAGTCTTGGCTGTGGAAGAAGTCTGTTGCTTCTTCTTTTTATCAGTCCGGACCACCCGCACCACATTGACCGTATCATCGATACTCTTCGAAAAAGAAAAACCAGTCAGTTGTGACTGGTCACCAATGATGTTCGTTAACTTTTTGTACGGCGCCCGTCGTAATTCCACAGTCCCATAGTTATCTCGTAAGAAGTAGCGGTGCCCAGTAGCCAGTCGCGTTGCTTTAAAGGAAGCTTTCAGCATATCGAAATAGCTCTTGCTGTCGGCAACTTCCGCCACAAGTTTATGAGTAGAGTTATTGACAACCTTATGTTTCACCCCGGCTAACTTGGCTACCCGGGTAAAACGCTGAGAGATAGTCGATACTGGCAGAACCAATGAGTCCTGATTCTTAAAGTATCTGAGTGAGTCGTAAGCTGTTACGCTGAACACTTCCGACTCATCGTAATCGACCTTGAAGACTTTTCCCTTGAACACATGATCATGGTCCCAGTTGAACCAGATATTGTCACCATTCTTAGGTGTATACCCTTCGTCCACTTCGACTAGCTTAAACGTCAGCTGACCAGCAGAAAAGTCGATATCAGTGACCCACTGGATATCTGATTCCAGAATCTCCCGTAGGTCCCATTTAGTCTTACTTCCCGGTGTCTGTGACTGAAAAAAAGTTACTGCCATACTTACACCGCCTTTACTGCCGACTTAGACACCCAGCCACGGGCGCCACCACTAAGCGTTGCTACGTGATACGGGTACTTGGCACCGGTGGCCACCAGCGTAAGCTTTCGAGTCGCGTTCCGTTCAGTCGCACCAACCCCACTACCAGTCGAGCTACGGTGCAACTGACCATTGACGACTACCTTCGAACCGCGGCCCACCTTTTTAGGTGGTGCTGAGCGGGACTTGCCCTTCTTAGCGGTCTTCTTTTTCTTGCTAGACTTCACTTTCTTGGCCTTATGAGTTTTGTACTCAGTCAGTTTAAGCGTGAAGGTGTACTCGTCAGCGTTCCCACCCGTCATACCATACTTGAAGTCCGAAATCGTACCCTTGAAGCTAATTTTGGTGGTAGTGCCTACCAGTCGGATAGGTTTCTTAGCTTTATACATCTTATTGATCTTATCGATGTAGGTCTGACCATTCTTGTATGGCTTCGAAGTACTAAGATAGTGGACTCCGGTTGTCTTGACTGGAATCGTACTAGTGAGCTCAATCGTCTTGACCTTTTCGGGACCAATCAGACTGATTTCACCTAGTTTGACCACCGTGATAGTCTTGTCGTCAGTCGTCGATTCAACATTAATTTCGGCGGGGTTAACCGGTAATGCAAACGTCTTGTTCTTACTGTCCGTTAAATTGAATTTCACTGGTTATCCCCTCCGTTCGTTAAGATTGACTAAGTGTGTTTCAATAGCTGACAGGATTTCATCAATATTAAGTTTCCCATTGCCACCACCAGTGAGTTGAATAGCTCCTTGAGCAAATGTAACGGTAGTCGCGCCACTGTTCTGTTCGTTCGAGTTATTCGTATGATTAGTAATAGTTACAGTTGAACTTGCCCCTGTTCCAGTCGCAAACGGACTTGATTGTGGAACATTAGGATCCGTGTTCAATTGACCATTGACGCCAATCGTCTGACCACCAACACCGCGCATAGCCGACGCGACACCAGTAACTGCATCATACGCACGATTAAATCCGTCCGCTAGCATATCCCCAGGACTAACCATTGGCACGTGGTTCAGCACGTCAGCTGCTCCAACAACTCCCATAGCCATGCTTCGAGAAGCAGTTTCGGCCTGATTAGATCCTAAACCAATCGCAAGACCCTCTACAACCCAACGACCATACTGCTTAAAAATCTTGGAAGGAGAGCCGATACCCATGGCATTTTTTGCGGCACTAACGACACCTTTGGCAACATTCTGTACAGCCGCCACAGCTCTACCAACCATAGATTTAATACCATTTACCAGTCCTTGAATTAAATCTACACCGGCATTAAATAAGGCACTTCCAAAGCTCTTAGCTGCATTAACTGCATTCTGCATTCCACTTCGTACCGCTGAAACGACATTTGACATACCCGAAGTCACTGCGCTTATTAGGCGAGAGATTCCGTTGACAAACGCTGATACCATTGCGGACACGGCTGAAATCACTGCTCGTAACCCTGCTGCCACAACCATCAAACCTGCACCAGCGACCATCAGTCCCGCTCCGAGCACAATAGCAGCTGCACCCAGTGCAACGGCACCGGCAGCCGCAATCATCATCAACGGTGCTGCAATAACGAGAGCTAGTGCAAGAATCATCATCCCTGCTCCGGCAATCATCGCCACTGCGGCTACAATAACCAATGCGGCGCCCATCAGTAGCATGCCCACAGCTGCAACCATAGAGAACGCAGCAATCAATGGTAATGCAATGGTGAGAACCATCATACCAGCCGCGGCCAGAGCAACTCCAACAGCCACTATTAACATTGCAGCACCAAACAGGATTGCTCCCACAGCCGCAATGGTGAATCCAACACCAACTACAATCAACCCGGCACCCAAAAGCACCAGTCCTAGAGCCGCCACAATGGATAAGGCACCAAACACTGCCATTGCTGCCCCTAATAGAACTAATCCCAGCGCGGCCGAAGCTCCATAAGTAGCAATGGTTGGCAGCTGCGTTGCCAGCATCGTAATCCCAGCAGCCGCAATAAATACTGCCGCCCCAATAAGAAGCATTGCGGCTCCAAGAATGACAAAGCCAACTGCGCCAGCAGCTAAACCTGGTCCCAGCAGTGTTACCACAGCTGCTAAAGCGGCCACAGCAAGTACCATCCCAAAGAACATAGCAACTGCGGGCCACCCGGCGGCAACTAATTGAGTTGTGGCGTTAGCAATCAACCATAGTCCAGCACCAGCAAGTAAGACTGCCCCGCCAACCATCATCAGCGATACTCCCAGCTTAATGAATCCAGCAGCAGCTTTGGGCGCCGACTTAGCTGTGGTAGCCAGTCCACCTCCGGAACCTAATCCTCTAATTGAATTACTAATTCCACCTATTATATCTGCAACATTCTTGGCAGCCTTAAAAGCCAGGACGGCTGTTGCAACCAGACCTATAGCCATTGCAATACCATTCAGAGTTCCCGGACTCAACTTACTAAGAGCAGTCAGTCCAGCAACGATACCAGTAATAACCAGACCTTTTGTGCTCATCTTCAATGCTAGAAATGCACCACCAAGAACCTTCAAAGCTGTTGGATCAAGCTTCCCGATAACATCCGCGATAGCTTTGATTCCGTTAGCGGCACCTTTAATCACACCACCAGTAAGACTCCCTAGTGTCTTAAACATAGCAAACGGGTCCTTCTTACTGCTCCCACTGAGCTTGTCCATTACACTACCAAAAGCCTTACCAATTGAGCCTAGTGTCGAAGTTACTGCTGACATAGCACCAGTATTTCCCAAAGATTTGAAGAATGAGCCAATTGCTTTCCCGGCCGTTTGAAGACCACTAACGATTCCTTTAACCACCGGAACTATCTTGCTCCCCAATGCATCGAAATTGACGTTACTGATACTATCAGTAATGCCACTGATAGCTTTGATTCCGACCTTGCCTACCTTATCGAAAGCTGACTGCATCTTATTAGCAATGGTCTCTCGCAAGCCGTCCATAGCTTGCCCAACAGTCTTGTACTGCGTAGCCATCTTCGAGAATTGTTTGTTGGTACCAGTCTTCGCAATCGCATCGAAGAAGTCCTGTGTCTTAACTTTCCCAGCTTGAACATCTTTGACCAGCTGACCAGTACTTTTGTGCATCGTCTTAGCGACCATCGCCATCCCGGCTGGCGTCTGTTCAAGCATAAGTTTGAAGTCAGCCCATTGAATCTGTGGCTTGGCAGCAGCTTGGGTTGCCTGTTGACTAAGAGTTTTCATGGCTTGCTGTGGATCGGATGAGGCGGCAGCTAAACCACCAAATCCTTTAACCAAAGACGTAGTGTTCTTAGTTCCCACAGCGGCAAGTTGACTGTATGTGGAAGCCATATCAGAAGCTGAATAGATGGTTTGCTGAGCATACTTCTGTAAGCTCCCCTTCGTCTTGGTAATTTGTGCCGGGCTCTTACCAATCATGCTCATGTTCCCATCGAAAGTTTGCCAAGCCTTTGAAGACTCGTTTAGCTCTCCGACCATGCTGGTAATCCCACTACCAATCAGGCCAATGCCCTTGGTGATACCAGTACCGATAACATTAGCTCCTAGAAACTGCTTAAACATGCCACCGGTTTTCCCGACCGTATTGTTCAGCCCATTAAACCCACTAGCCATCTTCTCCGGTCCACCGCTACTCATCGCGTTCTTCAAGCGACTCATACCAGTTGACCCCTTGGCTAACCCAGCGGCCAGCTTATCTAATGGTCCTGTAAAGCCATCATTGATTTTAATCGTTGCACTAACTGAATTTGAACCTGCCATACGTTACCTCCTTTCCAAGCCAAAAGGAAAAGAGCCAAGGGCCTAATGGTGACGACCCTTAGACTTGGCTCTTCTCTCTGCTTCCTTTTGTTGTCGTTTCTCTTCCTTAACTCGAATGTCAATACCTGCAATGACCAACGCCTTCTCATACATAGAAAGCTCGGCCCATTGGGAGGGTAACCAATGGTACTCATTCATAGCGTAGTGATAGTAGTTAAACTCCGCACCACGCCCCTCAGCGATTATTTTTTTACTTCGTCAGTCTTATCTTTCAGGTTGTTCTGATTGATTCCGGACAATGCCATAACCTTAGAGCTTAAATCTTGCAACTCCCCAACAGTCAGCATGTCCTTAAGCAGTCCAACTGGGTCCGCTAAATCACCGTAGCTTTCTTGAAGCTGCTTACTGTTCAGGTTTGGGATTACAACGGATTCCACCATCATTGCCTCGGCAACTTTCATTTCGTCCGTATGCTTTTCAACTTGACCAGTCTGTGGATTTTTCTTTTTGGTAGTAGCTGTTGCTCGCAATTCATCAACCTTTTTATTGGTTAATTCTTTGATTACAAATGCCGACTTAAAGCGTTTGAACTCAACCTTTTCAGTGGCTGTTTCTACATTCACATTCTGTTTAAGGAAATCTTCTACACTCGCTTGTGGTTGAACTTGTTCTGTCATAATTAGTTACCCTCCATTTTCTAATCTAATCCCATGAATTCATCAATCAGCTTGACACCTTCAAAAGTAAAGTCGCTTTCAAGTTCCATCACACCATCGTCGGCCTCGAAATCAGCAATTGGAATATCATCCAAGTTAACTTCTGTCAAAAGGACCGTCTGCTTACCTGCTCGTGAAGTTGGGTCCTCAATCACCATAGTTACATCGAAGTACAAGTCCCGACCACCTTCGGTATAAGGAATCCCATACTTCAGCCAGTTGGAATTGATGACGTATTGTCCCATAGTCCCAGTGCCTTCTACGGAAGTAACCTTCTTTTTCTTCCAATGGTTACCTAAAACTTGAACATCTTCTTTGTTCTTTTCAATTTTTGCCGTGAACGCATTAGCTTCAAACATCAGCCGAACGTTACCATCAATGGTGGTAAAGATTTTGGCATCCTTGGTGCTAATAGTGTCCCGACCATTTAAAAATCCATCAAATGACATATAATTCCCCTTTCTAACCTACATTAACGGTCATGTACAGCTTTTCCATGGAATCCAATGGCGTAACTGCTAAATTCACAACTACTGCGTCGGAATCCTCACCCGGACTGATTACTAAGTCATCCGCAGAAAAGGTATCGATTGCCCCAGCATCTTGTAGTCCTGTCAGGTATGAAACACGATCCGACTTGAACAAGCTGCGGCCCGTATCGTTGTTCGCTACCTTACCAATGAATCGTGATTCAAAAGCATCGTGTGTATTAGTAGTAATCGTGTCTAGCACCCGAACTACCCGGTTCTTTCGGAAGTCCTTAGACTTATCTTTGGTTTCAGTGACCAGAGAATTGATGTCCTGCTCAACCACTACAGTACCGTCACGGCGCGTAGTAAATACAATCTGACCGGCATTGAGCGCATCAATCGTTTGTTCGTTGCTCCGCTTGGGATTAGCTGCCACAGCATCAGGATAGGCAACGTAAGTGAGTGAAGTTGTCTCGTTAGCAGCCGAAGAAGCCCCAGCAACCCAACCAGCTGCCTGTGTAGCAGTCAGTTCAGTCCCATCAGCTAACGTGACACCATTGTTGACTACTGACACACCTTCATAGTCGTACTTAGTGCCACCTTCTAGAGCTGGAACTACTGCACGAATCTTGTAACCTTCTTTTTCTCGAAGCCGCTTCGTTGTGGTCGCTACAAGTCCATGAAGTACGTTCTCCGCTGCAATTCCCGCAGTTGTGACCACATTGTAGTTTTCAGTACTCAAAGCGTTGTCAATCAAATCAAGCTCATCTTCAGCGTCCTCAGTAGTCCCACCCGTCAGCTTGTAAGTTGTGCTAGCAGCCAAAGCTTCCAGCTTAGCCTTACCAGCTGTGGCAGAGAATTCAGCTCCGCCAGTGGTAGCAGAGGCATCACCAGTTGGTGTAGTCATGTCACCGGTAAATTCTACGTCCACATAGGGATTGGATTCTAACCCACTAGCGGTAGTCGTCCGCACTTGCTGCTGCGCGACCAGTTCTGTGCCAAACAATGTGTTGACGTTGACCAGTGTTTCATCGTTAGGGTCTTTCTCAACTGATACAGTTAAGTCGTTCCCCTTGGTACCGGCATACTTAGCAGTGAAGCTCCAAGGTAAAGCGGCATCGGAAATCTTTGCCTTCTCGCCTGGATTCATGTTCACATAAAGCACGGTGACGGCACCCTTCAATGCCTCTTTCACAGCTACCAACTTGGGGTCGTCCAGAGTAATTCCCAGGAGGGCCTTGAAGTCACTTTCAATCTCCAGTGGAATGACTCCGTGAGCACCCCAGCCTGTCTGCATCGCACCAATCAGTAAGACCCGTCCTAGACTAGTATCTGGTTTAGTCTGGGCAATCGCTTTTGTGTTGATATAGGCACCGGGACGTTGCTTATTCTGTTTAGTCCATGTTCCTCCAGCCATTTAAATTCCTCCTTTAAATGCTTTGATAATTTTCTTTGCTTCGCTAATCGTATACATCTTGCTATCTACAAGTTTCATTGATAAGATGTCACGTTCGATAGGTTTAAATGTTTTACTGTCAACCAGAGAAGCTTTGCTAAAGCTATTTGTCATATGCAATCACTCCATGATATTCCATAGTTTTTAGTTTGAGACCGCCTTCCACCGGTTGGGCCCAGAAAATGATGTTAAAGTCTACTGTCAGTGTTCCATCTACCCGGCTAAAGTTACGATCCCGAATATAGGCGAACTCAGGGAGAACCAGAAACTTGTCTAGCAGTATTTGCTCCATTCTCTCCATGTCCTGGTTTGGCTTATTTGGGTCTGGGAAGTAAACCACTTGATAACCATGAGTTCGTTTCTGCCGCCCAAACAATTCTGGTTGGCCCCGACTTCCAATCGCAGACACATAAAAAGACGGTTCCTTAAAGCCGCCTTTCTGGTTCTCACGATAAACGGGCAATCCCGGCGAGATACTCGCTAGAAGTTGTCCAATGCGCTCGATAATATTCAATTACAACAGTCCCTCCATTGCCCTCATAAATCCTGGAGTCAATAACCCCGGCAACTCACCGGAAACAGCTTCCACAGTATCGCGTAGCATGAATCGTCCTTCGACCCAACCGCCCCCACCTCTCGTCCGGTGACCATTTTCAATGAATGGCGCGTACTCAACGTTATTGGACAATTGGAGCGAAATGATTGTTCCACCAATGAATGGCCCCTCAATGTTCCATCCCCGTCGCAAGTTACCAGTATCAACGGGAGTAGAATTGCTAACTCGTCTCATAGCCTGAACCCCCACTCTCTTAAGCGATTGCTGTAATTCAGACTTTAGCTGTGCGGCATTAGATGCCTTGGCTTGAACCTCTTTAGCCCATGCTTGAAATTCAGCATCATCAATCGTGAACGCTCCCATCTACTCCACCTCCTCACTAGCTTTCTCATCCCGAACCATTGCTACTTCTTGGTGACTCACGTATCCGGCATATCCCTTGCTGGCACGCTTATAGTGTGTCGCCTGACCATTTACATCAGTGACATCAATGTCGGCACCAGGAGGGATTTCTAAGCCATTTCTGATGAGTAGTTTGGCATCGTAAGCGTCAGTCCCGAAGAATGTCTGATCACTAGCCTTGAGTCCTTTGAGAATCACTTTGGCCAGTTCATTCTCAACGATAATCACAGGCACAGTGTCGGTGAAGGCGCCGTCTTTGACCGTCTTGACACCAGTGATAGTCACTCGATCAAACCACAGCTTAGTGAGTTGACTTCCCATTCGATTAAATGCAGCCTTCATCGTTTCACCACCCGAAATGAGTTCAATTGTGCTGTGTAGTTATCGGTCAGTGAGTTCACCGACTGTAGCTCTGCGTACACCTCGCTAATCGACTTAAAAGTAACGGACGTATCGCCTTCATTGAGGCTCTTCACATCTCCTTCACGGTCGGCTACCGGTGTCAGCAATTGGTGTGTAGCTAGAAACTGCTGGCACAAGCCCAACAGAATTGTGTCAAGCTCAACAGGAAGTCCTGTAACGGGCAAGTGCGTGTAGTTTGCTACATCCTGCACCACTTTGTCGAAACCGAACTCCAACATAACCTGATAGCTAGGATTACTCCCATCGTCAGGGTTAAACAGCTTGAGTTGTTTCAGTAGCTCTTCTCTCCGTGGATGTTTATCCATCAGATCACCCCACTAACGCCAGCAAGTCAGCCTTCAACGTCTTACCACTGTGGTCGATGCTGTGAACGTCTAGCCAGCTGGTAATCTCAGCCACTGTGTTGCTATCGGTCGGCTTAGTGTCACCGGCTGGGTCAAAGACAGCTGGTGCCGTAATGGTGACTACCGGGAAGTCGAATCGAGCAGTCTTGACACCATCACCATCGACCAGTTCTCCAGTGAACTCACCAGCGGCATAAGCCTTGGCTGGCAAATCAATGTGGACCGGGGCTTTCCCCGAACCAACCAGGATCTCGCCCTGATATACGTTTAAAATCATAATTTAACCTCCTGTCGCAGTAAAGTCGGCTCCGCCCTCGCTTGGGCTCACACTAATCGCGGTAGGAGCCGCTAAGCTTTTGGGGTAGCTACCTTGTCAGACGTAACGAACTCGATACCCTTCGTCTTGGTCTTCAGTAGTAGAACATCATCGTAGCTTTGTTCGTAGTACAGGTAGTTACCGCTATTAGCCGCGCTAGGAGCGTCGAAGCCAACGAAGCTGTACTTTTGTGGTGCAATTTGAACCCCGTTGTAGATTAAGAACATTTCGATTTGCTTAGCATCATCCACAGCCTTGGAGCCAACCGTAAAGTCGAACGCCGTCTGCATAAGGTCAGATGGAACGACTACGATAGTCACATCATCAATGCTGTAGACTGTCCGTTGAACGTTGTTAGGGTCCTTAAGATTCAGTTCGCGGTTCATAGCTTCCGCACGCTTCAAGATGGCATTGTTCTTAGGAGTCAGGTACAGCACCCGGTTGTTTTGCGGAATCCGTTGTTCATCGAAGTTGACCATCATGTCATCGAAGGCAGACAGAATGTTCTTTTCATCGAGCGTATCAGTGTGCAGACCACCATCAGCGGCCGCTAACTTTTCTTGATATAGCTTGGAGAACATTTGACGGTCCATTTCAGGCATCTTTTCGTCAAGGTTGAACTGTTTGGTGATATTAGCGATAGAGATAACCATGTTGGATTCATCCACATCGGATGGGTCAACCAGCGTGCTCCAGTAACGTTCATTGGTCAGCTCGTAACTGTCCCAATCGTTAGAATAGTTTGCGTTTGGCTGTGTAATCGTTCGACGTGCTCGGTCTCGACGCCCTTCATCAATCGTCAGGCGAGGTACCTTGATATGCTTAGCACCGTCAAACTTGATAACGCTATTAGATGGAGAGTTCCACAGACTAGCTGAGAATAAGTGACCATCGTAGAATGCTTGCTGAATAGCCTGTTGGTAAGCCTCAGCATAATTAATTGTTGCCATATTTTATTTCCTTCTTTCTGCTATTTGAATGCATCAACTAGGGTTTGAACTTGATTATTATCGTCAGAACCATTGCCACCCTTAGGCTCGTAGCCGGCCTTCTGTCCTTCATCGAACAAGTACCCGTCAGACTCCTTAAGTGCGCTGAGCTGGTCGTCTAGGCCTTCTAGCTTTCCTTCATCAGTGAACTTGACCTTATCCATATCAAGCAAACCTTCCACAGCCTTAGGATTGCGCACCTTGGCACCCGTCAGTGCCGCGGTCAGTGCCCCATTAAGCTTTGTTTGACTCAATTGAGCAGTCAGACTCTCGGTATCAGACTTGTACTTGTCTTGAAGGTCGGTCAGTTGCTTGGATAGGTCCTCATTGTCACCAGAATCCTTCTTGAGCGATTTGATATCCTTGTCACGGTCAGCAATCTGAGTGTGTAAACTTTCGTTCTCAGTCTGCAATTCAGTAAACTGTGACTTAGAGGTCTCCACATCCTTACCATGTTCAGCCATGATGGCGTCAACTTGTTCATCCGATAAGTCCAAACCCTTTAAAAATTCTCGTTTCATTTCAAACATCCTCTCTCGCTAGATTTACGAGGTGCGACCTCGATTGAGGCAAAACAAAAAGCAGTTTTACGTCATGCTGGGGACAAATCAGGGTATAAAAATAGCACTCAACATGTTCGTCGGGCGCTAGTCTACTTAGCTAAGCTATTTATATATTCTGTTTCAGTCATTGAATCAACATAATCTGAGTACCAATCTAATTCCTCAGCACTCAGCTCATCAATCCATTTAGGATATTTACCGCTGTCATCTTCAAATTCAAAGCTAGGGAAATCAGTTAATTTAGTTTTATGATGCATGTCTAGTATCCATCGTTTTCTATCCTCACTGATCATGTTCAATCCCCTACCTTTCCAAATTTGAAATTATATTTATTAGAGAATTCAGTTAAGGCTATCTCTTGACTCTTGGTTTCATTATACCCTAATTTGATATTCTTTTTAATCAAATTGTTGTAACTACTATTAGCATTGACGGGCATCTTTATTTCTGGTTTCGTATACCAATAAATACTACCATCATGTCCAATAGTTAAGCCCATACTAACGGTGTGTTGCTTCGACTGTAATGACAAAGTAGCAATATCACTCAGTGATGGTGGGAATCCCGAGGGGTGATTATGAATTGAAACGTACTGTCCTTTACGTCCAGTCCTAAATGCGTCTTTAACTTGGCCGTTGTAAACGACCCCTTTAGTCTTTCTAGCCTGATTAGAAACAGCAATTGTCTTTCCGGTCTCACCATCAAGCAAGTAGTAGTCCTCAAACGGCGTCCCATTTCGATGTTGAAGCATGTGCCTAGCGACAGTGGTCACTGAATCGCTTATAGCTGTTGTTCTAGAATCACGCTTTAGTTTATCTGCAAATGCCTGACTGCGAACATAGTCCAGGTTAGCCCCATACTCACCAGAACTTGAAGCCATCTCGCGCTCACGAACGACTATCCGCTTCCATGCGTTGAACTTAACGTCCTTGACCATCTTACCTTTGCCAGTCTCAGGGTCTCGAGACCAACGCTCGGTCACATCAGGTAAATCTTTAATGTAAGGAACCGTCGTACAGCGACAACGAGCATGGATGAGTGGGTAATTAACACCGACAATTCGCTTATCTACTCTGAACACCTGACCGTCTAAACGTCCACAGATGTCACACGTATGGCTTTCAAGTGTAGCCATGTACTCATATTGTTCAATCTCATTTTCTTCATAACTCTGTGCGGTCGCCTCTTCGGCAACGTGTCCCATTTCAGAAACGACTAGCCTGTGAATGTCATTCCGCTTAACGTCTTGAAAACGAGCATGAAACATCTGAGTGACCTTTTGCGGGCTCCACCCAAGTACTGTACCTCGAAGAACGGTGTCCATTAGGTAACTCGGAAGCTCTTGCTGGTAATCCTTCCAGATACGCTTGGAAAAGTCTTTGCCATCTTTCCCCCATGGTTGAGAAACAGCTATCCACAGTTGTGCTTCATTGAAGTGAGCGAAGTTGGCGGTAAAAGCACCCTTTTGAGCTTGAATGTTGTAGGTAGTTCGCATGTAGGTGTCATCATACTGATCAGCTAATGCATCGCGCATAGTTTCGGTACGATGATTGGCAAACGCTTGTGTTAATTGCCGCAACTGCTGCTCTAAGTCCTGCAAGCGAGCCACCCTGCTACGAAAATACTCCGCATCTAACTGCTCTTGATAACCACCAGACTTGGCCCGCTCCTCAAATTGTTTGAGAGTGAGTTGCCAATGCTTTGTGTTGATGCCGGCCATGGCTTTCTTGGCCTCATCCTTGTCAATACCCTTCGTGTTGGCATACCGAACGTACCATTTCTCCATCTCAGCATGTAACTCACGATACAGGCCATTAAGCTCCGGTTGCAACGCCTTCTCATAAGCTTCTGTCGACTTGATTTGCTTAGCCTTCGTCTGAAGGTGCCGGCGCTCCCAGTAACTAAGCTTCGTCATCGTCCTCACCGCCTACGTCATTGAGAGCATCGGGGTTATCATAACCGTCACGCTTAACGATATCGTCTTGTCGGTCTTGCAGCTCCTGCTGTGGATCATCAACCAGCGGATTACCCTTGGCAACGGCCTCATCACTAGTGTACTGAGCAAGTTGTGCCACAATTTGTGCTTGCTCGAGATCGTTCTGGATAGCTGTTCGAGTCCAGGTCTGTGTAATCTTTCGACCATCGGCGTCGAATACCCTGAGCCACGTCAGAATGGCCCGGACTAACTCAGTGAGAGCATCTCGGAAATAAGACTCAGTGATAGACGCCTTTAGTTCTAAGTGACCGTATAGCGCACGAATGGCAGCACCTGAGGCGTTGCCAATTTCTTTAAAGTCCACTGGGTTAATTCCTTGAGCCTCAACAAATAGATCTGACTTAGTGACTTGCAGCAGGGAGTTGCGGGCTTCCACAGGAATGTCGATGGTCAGCTTATCGACACCTGACTTATCACCGGGGCCAACACTGTCCATCTTGATGGCGTGGTCCTCTTTGAGAGCCTTCATAAAGGTCGCCAGGTCTTCCCCACCATAGTTAGTCAGCACCAGAATAACCTGCTAAATGTCGTCAACATCATTGACGAACCCGTTATAGACGTTGTCATACACATCAATTAGGCCTTTGTACTTCAACAAGTCTGGCCGCTGGTACTTATTCTTCGGGAAGGCAATGAATGGAATGCGCCCCAGCTGATGTTCCAGGACCGCTCCAGTTCCCGTCTCATCCCCACTCGTCACATCATAGAGTGTGAAGCGATCACCATACAACGATAGGTCGCTGTAGTCTGCCATCTCCGATTTGAATACCGTCACGTCCTTGTCAGTCCAATACTCATGAACCTTGAAGTACTTGCCGGTATCAGGGTTAAGCTGCTTGTAGCTGCGTCGTAGGGCCAACAGCTTGCGGTCCAAATCGCTTGAGTAGATCGGCACCACTTGGTCAGGCGGCACAATACCATAGCGGAACTGACCGCTCTCGTCAATCCAGTAGTGTAGCCAAGCAACCCCTGCGTTGGCAGCGTCCACTACCATCTGGTTGAGTCGGAGGTTGAAGTTGTCTCCCAGTGCGTCCTTAATCTTGTCATTGAGTGTGTCGTTTTCTACGTCAATGGTTGGCGGCACAGTAGCAACGTATCCAGCTTCCTGGTCAACTAAGAGTTGATGGAAGTTACTTGATACGCGGTTATCTGCTCGGCGTAGCGGTTCATCCTTACCAGCTTCATTCAGTTTAGATTCACCGTTGTTGCGGTTGGTAATGTCGTTCTTGTTGAAGTAATAGTGTAGCGACTTATCGAACTGATTGGCAAACTTAATCCGCCGTCCGTCAGTATTCTTGAGTAGTTGCTTCATCGTCTTTATTTCCACGGTCTGAAACCTCCCTTCTTCATCAGTGATTCGAGTTCGTACCTGGTCTTATCAATGCTGTGATCGTTGCCATCAGGATAGCCAGCCTTGAAGTTGCCGTTAGGGTCACGGGCTAGTTCATAGCTAGTAAACTCTCTGGCAGTGTTGGGGCAACGAACGGGGTCAATAACAATCTCACGTAAGTCCTGTAGCCACTTAAAGCCATGCTCCCGGCTACCAGGCCCTTTGCGAGCACCAGCAACGTTCAGTCCATAGTCTCGGAACTCAGCGATGGTACGTGGCTCTGCAGAGTCAGCAGTGATTAAGCCGTTCATTGGATTAAGCTTCTTAATGGCTTCCACAGCTTCTCGGTTTGTCATGCCAACGCTATAGATTTCGTTAAACAAAAAGACCCGGCGTCTGGCCGCGTCCCAATATGCATCCCCATAAGCCAGTGGATCGTGTGCAAACCCGAAGTCCATGCCGTGATAGATTTTATCGAAGTGACTAATCTCTTCATCAGTAATTTCTCGGATAGTGAGGTTGCTGAAGACTTCGGCGCCCGTCCCGGTAACCTCACCCAGATATTCATGAGCGTAGGCCTTTGGATTGTCCTTTTTGAGCTGTTCAGCATCGGCCAAGAATTCCTTGCCAAGCCAGCTTCTTGGTACTGACAAGTAATCAGATGTGTGTACCAAGGTGTCATTTCGTCGGCCTTGCTCCTCCCTAGCTTGGTTGACCCAAGAATTGACTGAGGCCGGAGGATTGTAACTGTAGAAAGTAACGATATCTGAACCACCACGGTTCAATGACTGGTTTATATTCCGAATTTCTTTGAAGCCTTTAAAGTCAGCGACTTCTTCAAAGTGCTTAAACTTCGTGTAGCCATGCCGGAATTTCTGCGATTTAATCTTCTCTGGCTTATCAGCACCCTTGAAGCGAATCTGCTGACCAGTGGGGATGTAAGTTAGTTGCATTGGGCTCACCGAGTCTGCCCACAGATGAGAGACGCCCAAGGTATCAATCGCCCATAGGTACTGGTCATATACCGATTCACGCAAGTTAGAAGCGTATCGCCGCATGACTACCGCGTTGGCGTCCGGGTCCTTCATGATGCCTAAGACTATTTCAAGCGAAATAAAAGAGGACTTGGTCGACCCACGTCCTCCTGATAGCCAGTAATTTGAATGTTGGCGGTGCTTGATGTCTTGATGCAATTGGTAGAAGCTTGGCGCCATTGAGTGAGCAAGACTGATTCTAGCCATCCTCATCACTTCCGGTGGGGATGTCATCTGCAATCTGCACGGGACCAACTGTTGCGGTTACATCACGCTTCTCCGTCCACATAGCGTAACGCTTGCCGAGAAGTTCGGCCGCTTTAACCCGATCCTTGGCACCAACTTCCACATCGGTATAGATTCCCTTAGCAGTTGCCACTGACTCGGTTTCCTCACCACGCATGGTAGCGGTGAGGTATTCCAAAATTTCTTGCTGGTCAGCAATCTTCCCATCAGAAATCTCTTTCCGTCGTGATTCGATATAAGTAGCGATTGCAGGTTTTTGCAGGTTCTCGGCTCCAATTGAATGGGCACTTCGCTTTGCATAACCCGCTAATTCAGCGGCCTGCGTTGCATTGCCACTAATAATATATTCGTCAGCAAATTTCTGCTGTTTTACTGTTAGTTTCTGCATTTCGCAGACCTCCTCTATCATTTACTTTTTGCCATAGCAATTTTGAACGTTTCAAGACCTGTTTGTGGGTCTAATTTAAATGCATGCCCGGTCATGCTTCCCAATGAAATATTCGTCCCCTTTTCGGGAACTGCATCCAACAGTGCAATTCTAACTTCTCTCTGATACCTGTATTTATTCCTTTTTAAAAAAATAACATTTTCAGGAGTGTCCTGTAATTCCTGAAAGGTAATATTCTGAGGAGCTTTTTCATCATAGTACCTAACGCTTCGTAGCTGTGCATGATAATTATGCGTCATTACTTCATCCAAACGTTTCATCAACCACTTTGCGTCAATAATTATCGGTACTCTACTCTTATTGTTACTCAGCTTTTCTAGATCCTTAATAACATCAGGCTTAATAACAAATTCTCCTCGATCTGTCGCTTCATTGTAGGCATCAAGTTTGAAATCATGTACAAAATCAAGATTAGCCATTGAAACGATTCCTTTTTCCTTCACCCATTCTGGCGTAACCTTTACCTGAACTTGAGGCCTGTTTTCCTCGGAATTGTTAAAGGATATCTTTTTACCATCTATGAGTAATGAATATCCTGGTTCCGTCATATCAAGATTGAGTACCCGACTTCCTTCGTAAGAATCCGCAATGGCATCATTTCCGTCTTCCAGGTCAATAAAATACCCTAATTGCGAAAAATGGATTACACCTTTATCAACGAAATCATCCGCATATTCTTCATCGAAATACTTCAATATACAACCTGCTCTATATTCCGCCATAATTCACATTATTCTCCCTACTTAGTTATAGTCATCTATAATTAAGCATAACAAAACCCCAGCATTACTGCTAGGGTCAGTCTGAAGGAGATGTATAGTGTTACAAATCGGATAGACGGAATCGAACCGTCACCTTTTGGGTTCTTTTTATCACCGGCCACCCACGCTCTACCATTAAGCTATACTCGATCAACATCGCGGGTGAGAATTTGCACCTCACATATCCACACTGGAACACCCGCTGAATCGTGTTCGCTCTCGAACCGGGCACGTCTACCTATTCCGCCACCGCGATACTTGAATCTATCTCACACTACTATAGTAACTCTTTAATTCGGCTATTTCTGGACACCTGTTCGGCGCGTTTTGGACATATCGTTAAACGCATCAATCCCAAAGATCATAATTGACAGGTCGTCAATCGCCTTGCGTTCGTCCCGACGAATGGTCTTTTCATCGACTTGATAGAAATCGGCCAATTGCAATCGCGTCTGCTTACCGTCAATCAGATAGAGCTTCTTAATCACGCCATACCGACGCTGGTCTTCAAAAGTCCCAGCTGTACAAATCTCCCGGTACCGCGTAAGAATATTATTGACGAATTCCATCATTTCCTTGGACCGAACCCGATACCCAAGAAGTGAGTACAAACTCCGCTCATACTGTGACAACGGCACATCTTCATCTACCTCTGGCAATTCGACCGTCAAGTGGTTCTCTAAGAGCTGGTAATGAGACAGCAGCGACTTCGTATTCCGCAACTCTTCCTCGGACTCAATTTTAGAGAAGTTGTGTCCCCCGGTAATCAGTCCGTCTACAATCTTACCAATCGTTTCATCCGATAGTTCAATCGCCATTCACAAGTACCTCCCTAATCACTGCATTACGTTCAGCAGTGGACAATCGATGGTAAGCTACCCGCACCGTATTGGGCCACCGTTGAAAGTGGTTGCTCATCCACATCATGGTTCGAATAATATCGCTACACTGATCATCGAAGACGGTTAGAAGGTAGCGGCGAAAAGTTCTCTGGTCAGTTGTCATTCAAATCCGCCTCCTTTATAAATACCCCATCAATCATCTTGCCCTTACGCCCACCAATCTCTTCATAAGCAGCTTCCAAGCAATCTTCGATAGATAACCCGCGTTGCTGGCAGTAGATGATCAATACCACCAAAATGTCACCCACACTATCGATTTCATCCAGGGTGTGTTGCTTGTTATAAGCAGCGGATAGCTCGCCAACCTCTTCAACTAGCTTGAGTAGTTGCTTGGCTGGGGCTTGTTTGTTCAGACCGCGGTCAATTGACCACAGTTGAATTTCTTTAATTAAATCACCCATTGTTAGTACCTCCTTTAAATATGACTTCGTTTTGCAATAGCAGTACCGGCATACTTTAAGATTACTTGCAAAACCTGACTAGGAACTTCTCGCACCTCGAACCCATTGACTGAACGTGTGTCAACGAAGCCATACGGTGCCGGACAACAATCACGTTTCTCAAACAATAGGTCATTGCCCGACGGTACCACCTCATAGCCAAACGCTCTCATGGCTTTAGTGAATTCTTCGGTTGTCATTAGCTTCCCTCCTAGGTAAATCAGAAATTTTATTCAACCATTGCAGGCAGTTCATTCTCGCCCGATACTAGTTCGTAAATTCCAACGGTAGACTGATCCAGTCTGCCATCGTTAGCTGCCATGTCCCACTTGTCACCGTTCTTATTGAACAGGGCATCATGGGCCACCTGTAGCAAAGCCCCATTGGCGTCATCAGCATCGACTACCATTGTTTTCGTAAAGGCCTTGTCTGCTACGTCAGGCCGTGTAAACTCGTTAATCACCAAATACTTTTTCATGATTTTTCCTCCTACATAAAATAAGAATTTCTGCTAATTATTCTGTCTCCGTAATCATTCTCAGGTAACCGGTCAGTACTACTAGTCCATTCTTCGTGAACTTCATCGAAAGAACCTGATCATTTTTCCGTGTAAATTGCTTGGCCGCTGTCACTGTGTAAGTGCCATCGTGGTTGTCCGCGATGCCTAGCGTGCTCTCAATCACTTTAGGTTCAGTTAGTGCTACTTGCTCGTACTGCATTACTGCACCTCCTTAAACATCCTCGTTCGTAGGTCGTCGTAAGAGCATGCAACTTCTAAAACTCTGCCACTATACTCAATCCACACCGTGCCAAATCGATTTTCTTTAATACAATCAACACGGCTAAATTGAATCAATGCTTTACCATTTTCAGGTAATGGAACTTCAATCCATCGCTGACTCATTTCTAATTCATACAAATTACCGCACCTCCCGCTTACCCAACTCAGCAATTTTTGCGTAGGTGTCGCCGTTGGGCTGTGTCTTAATATAAGCAACCAAACTATCGAACTCTGTATCAGTAAAAATATTTTCAGGTTCTGACAAGTCTTCAAGAGCGACTGTGTCAAAAATCCAAAACTCACCGTGATCTCCCTTCCACCAAACTGATAATTTAAGATCCCCGTTTTCATCTTCAAAATTTCCGATCACCACATTCCACCGCTTTTCGCGTTCTGCAAGTGGTGTCCAAGCAAACTCTTGCGCTACACTGACTACTCGCTTTGGCAAATCAATGGCATGGTATGTTCCGGCCCGATTGAGACTAACTCTTGCTGAACCCGGTAAAGTGCCACTCTCAAATACCAAATCATTAGTGCTTGTAGTCCAACCGCTATAGCCCATTTCTTCCACTCGTTTCTTAAACTCACTAGTTTTCATGTTCTCCTCCTAAAAGTCAGTTGACTTAAAATTATTCGTGATTAAGAGCTCCGCACTCATTAACGAGTCGGCACTATCGTGACATTGGTCGAACAAGTCTTCTAAGTTGTTAGCTTTACCGACCACCTTGTTTTCTTTCACATCGATTAACAAATATCCGGTTCCGTTGGTTATGACCCAAAAGACATTCCCATCCGTGTCAAACACTTGCCCGCACTTGTAAGCAGTCACTTTCCGTGAAGCACTTTCGTCTCTAACTTTCATAGTTCATCCTCCATTGTCTTTACCCATAGCACATCACGCTGCATTTTCCGGCTAATTTTCTTAGCCGACCATCCATCACTAGAATATTGTTTCAGTTCCGCTCGATCAGCTGCTGTCATCGTCCACTCCACTTCGTCCATGACGCGCATTGTGACCCATGCCCGACTGCGCTTCATCTTGTGGGCAATCGTTGATAAAAAGAATCCCCGATCCATTAGTGATTTCAAGTACTGCTTATCCCAAGTACTTGTGTATACTCTTGACTCACTGAATCGACCCGCTAATGTCTGTATCTCCACTAACTCTTGTTCGGGCCAGTCATCTGGTCGATAACCATATTGTTTTTCGATAGCTGTCAATTTTTCGTGTAATGGTTTGTTCAACGACATATCACTCACCTCCAACAATTGTCAGGGCATCATCCACACTTCTGGCTACTCCGTACAAAACTGGAAAAGATTGAATAAACTTTGCAAACAGCTTTTGGTCAGGACGTAACCGTCCCTTCTCATTTTTAATTTCCAGGCAGAAGAACCGACCATCTGAGTGGCGGAACCCACAGAGGTCTGGAAACCCTCTTGGGAATAACATGATCATCGCTCCTGACTCAGTCCTAACCCGGCCAGCGTTACTCCGAAAAACGGTAAAACCATTCTTCGATAGCGCCAACATGATGTCGGATTGAATTTTATGCTCACTTTCGATAGGATTACCTCCAATTCATGTAGGCCAATGCAGGGTTAAATTTATGCCTACACAAGCTGTATCCCTTGCCCCATAAGGTTTATGTAGGCAATGTAGTTAATGTAGGCACTTTTACCCTTTTCTTTTATATACGTTTATTTATATTAATTAATGATATATAGAAGAAAGTATACATAACTATACACAGGCCAACGGGGACAAGGGATTGGCATGCCTACACATGCCTACACAACCCTACATACCCTACATTCACTTCTTTTTGGGATGACTGGTTACCATTTCAAATGGCTTTACGAATACTTTTAAACTAATACCGACGTAGTAAACACCTTGCGAATCGCGTTTTTTTGTATACTTGTCGGCCATTTCCTTACCAAACTTGGTTGAATTCATCAAATACTGAGAATTATCATCAGCCCAAGATTTATAACGTCGGTATAATTCTGATGCTCGTGCCATCTCGCCTTCGTCGACCATACAACACTCTTCTACAAATTCAGTTGTTACGTCCATTTCATTCCGATAACTTTGGCTGGCCTGAACCACACTCTCCGGCGGTTTCAATCCCTCTCGCTGCCACTTCAAGGCACCTTCCACGGCCCAGTTAAGAATTCCAACCTCTTCACGTTGAAGTTTATACTTCAAGTCCTTGTCAACTCGGTTATCAGGAATCTTAACCGCAAATGGTACCAGCATAAGCCGACGCCAAATACCATCATCAGTTCCCCGAATAATTGGCTTGTGGTTGGTCGCCAGCCACAATTTGAACTCTGGTTTGAACTCGAATTCCTTCCCGTAAAGGTATCGGGCAGTCACAGTGTCACCACCAGTCAGCTGCTTCACTAACCCTTCATCTAATCGCAACCCATCGTTAGGCTCGCTGGAAGTAACCAGCCGGGCACCTTCAAGTCGGGCAATGTCTGAGTTAGCAGCGGAACTAGAATTTTTTACCATGATCGAATCCGCCTGCATCGATCGGGCGTAGTTGCCCAGAGTGTCTGCAATGGTATCAATGAAGATTGACTTACCATTCCGGCCGTTCCCGTAGAGAATGAACATGACTTGTTCCTTTGTGGAACCAGTGAGCGAGTAACCCACTGCCTTTTGCACATACTCCATCAGTTCCGAATCATTATCGAAAATCTGGTCAAGAAACTGTGTCCACTCCGGCGCGTCAATCGTATCGGTATACTCCACTGCCGCTTGCCGTGAGAATAGTTTTTTTATGTCGTGGTCCTTCAAAATCCCACTTGAGAGGTCCACATAACCATTGGCAACATTGAGAAGCGTCTTATCACTATCAAACTCACCATGAAGAACCGGAACCCGGTGTTTCAGCTCTTCCATCATGGCTTTCTTACCCGCATTGGAACGGGATTTCTTGATATGGTCATGAAATTTAGTTTCAGCTTTTTCCTCAGTTAATCCACTGTCGGGCGGCACCACCAGTTTTTCGTGCTTAAGGTCATCAACTACCCTGTCCACCAGACTGTGGACTTGCCCAGTCTCATCAGTCGCCCAGTAGCTACCGTTATAGACCAACCACGTTTTGTCTGTGAAAGAGTACTTAATGAGCTTACCGTACCGGTCCATGAAACGATCCGCATTCCCAGTGTCGTCCCAGCTACGGGGCGGTGAATCTTTCTTCTTTTCTGCTTGGTTGGCAAACTCGAAATCATACTTCAGTGGTGCCTTACCACGATTGAAAACGTCTCGCGTTTCGTTAATCGCTTTGTTTAGCGTGGCAACTCCATAGGTCGTCTTACCATGCTTCTCATCCCACTTGTCTCTTTGGAGGCTAGATTGTCGGAAAATGTTATCCATCTTCGTGAAGTCCCGGCCGGTCCAAAAGGCTAAGTCGTTAGCAAATGCAAGGTCTGCTTCGGACTGTGACGTGTAGAATTGCTCCCAGCCGCCTTCCATAAAGAGCTTGAATCGTTGACCAGTACGCGATGACTCTGCCCGAGCGATGACTTCCGTCTCAGACAAATCATTCATCTGTGGAAGCTGATTGTTCGGCAGCGTCACCACGTTGCTAGGCATGAGATACCGATCATATAGTAGCTTCATCAGCTTCGGTTCAGGCTGATTGATACTGTCATACGGCCCGATTTGATTGCCCGTCATGGCGAAGAATCGGCCCGACGTATACATTTCCACATTGCCTGACCGTCGTCGGTCACCCGGAATCTCGCCTTTAATGATAATGTGGATACCGGTTCCAGATACGCTAGTTTCAGCGTAAGACTTGGTGATTGTGAGAAAGTGCTGCACCTCATTTTCATCCGTCTCACCACGTTGCCACCGCTCTAGGTCTTGCTCTAAATGATCCACGTCGATTCCCACATAAGGAGGCTGAAAATAGAAACCTAGGCCATCCATGCCGTAATCGTCCATAGCTTGCAGAGCCGTATCAAAGTCCGACCAAGTAGCCGGGTCATTAGACTTCCCATCCCCACCGTTGTATGGATTCTTGGGGTACTTTGCATACTTATTCCGGTCAGGTTGCCATTTTAGCTTGTAAAGCCCCCACCGCTTTAGGGACTTGAGTTCTTCGGGAATTCGTTCATACATCAGCACTCCTCCTTAGAAGGGCAAGTCGTCTTCTGAGATATCAACTGAATCACCCGTATTAGCAAACGGGTTACTAGTATTCGCAGCCGGTGAAGGTGCGGAGTTCCCTGCCGTAGGTGCATTCTTCCTATCCTTGTACGTATGCTGCACTTGAGGGAACTGCGTAACCTCAAAGTTCCATGGGGCTACCCGGTTAACCGTAGTCGTGGTGCCGTTGTACGTATTATCTTCTTGTTTGACGAACACCCGCACTGCTGCACCGTTGATAAGTTTGATAAAGTCATCGACCGTGTGTAGTGGCGTATTTTCTGGTACTCCCGCCGCTTGCAAAATGTACTGGAATCCATCTAAGTCGTACTGGTTGGTTGCCTTACGCTTCCAGTTATCCACAAAGATGTGGCGGTTATGAAACTTGCCGTTGGTTTCCGCTAGGTCTGCCACCTTGTCTAAGTCATTTCGTACCAACAAATCAATCTGTAAGGTCTCTGCCCCGTTCTTGGTAGCGTCTTCCTTTGCATTATTGATAATCATTTCGTAATTGCCTGCAGGAAGCGCATCATAGTCGCCACCCGTGTTATTTGAGTAATCCGTGTTCATAAAGTCTGCCATTATTTATTCCTCCTCGTATTCTTTCCATACAGCCGCAAATACTTCATACAATTCTGATGACTTATGATCTAATGGGGATAAATCTGTTCGCATGATGTTTTCATTTGTAGTACTGACAATCTCAACTCGGATACCTTCTGCTTCTCGCTCTTTAATGTAACTATCAAATTGCACACAACCTGGCATCTGCCCATAAGCTTTAAATTCCCATTCACTGGAGCATATTGTGTAGTTGGGTTTATAGACTGTCTTCTTTTTCCCGTCCTCATCAACAATAATCGAGTCAATATAATAACCTTTTTTGCTCAATTCTTTATCAATCCCTTCTTTTTTCCTTGGAACCACGCCCACCCTGATTTATAACCCCGGGCTTTCGCAATTCCATATAAATCTTCCATGGTCTGCGCCTCACTGGGCTTCATTCGACCAAAACGAACCGAGTTGTACTCACTCTTCATATCCAGCCGACCATGAATCTGTTCGAGCCTCACTTCGTGGTCTACCTCCATCTCAGACTCTGTCCGCTGAATAGCTTTCCCACACACCGGACAGACTGTGGATGAAGCCGGGATCACCGCATAACAGAACTCACAAGTTCTGATTGGTACGGCATCGCTCTCTTTCTTCTTACGCTTCTTACGGTCGTCAAGTGTCCAAGTGTGCTCATCATCTGGCAACCCGAACCGTGAGTAATTGGCGACGTGATCAATAATGGTCGCTGTCTTGTTCGGTCGATAACGCATTGAACGCATCGACTGCTGAATGTAGAGTACCAACGATTCAGTTGGCCGCAACATGATGACTACCGAGCAGTCAGGAACGTTGAAGCCCTCACTGATCAAGTCCACATTGCAGAGAACCTTGAGCTCACCAGCCTTAAAGTTGGCCATGATTCGCTCTCGCTCTGCTGTGGGCGTCTTAGCATCAGCGTGCTCAGCGTTGATACCAGCTCGTCTAAAGGCTTCGGCAACTTCCTTGGAAAACTCTACCGAGTGAGCGTACACAATGGCCTGCTGGCCCGGTGTCTTCTCCTGATATGTCTTAACGACATCCCCAAAGATAGTCCGGCCCACTGCATCATCAATCGACTTATTGGTGTAGTCCCCAGTGCTCGATTTCTTCAACTTTTCATCGTTGACCAATTTCACCGAAAAGTACTTGTATGGAGCCAGATAGTGGTTCTCAATCAACCAATCAATTGACGGGCCCAGAACCATATCATCATAGACATCGTGCAAACCCTTTCCATTTAGACGCCACGGTGTTGCAGTAAAGCCTAATCGTGGCACCCCAGCGTAGTAGTCGTAAATCTTACGGTAGGTCTTAGCCAGAGAATGATGTGACTCATCCGTGATTATCAGTGCGGGGTGCGGCAGAATCTTTAATCTGTTAGCAATCTTACCTACTGTCAGAATCGTACAACGAGTGAGATCAACCTCATTCTCTCGGAATGAATTAGTTATCTGCTCAGCTAGTTCCTTACGGTGAACCATAAACATCACTGAGCCACCCTTGCTTACCGTTAGCCGTACTATTTCTGCAATGATGACCGATTTACCGGACCCGGCCGGGCTTTGCAACAGCACCGATTTATTGCCGTTTGCTAGTGCCTGTCTTGCTTGGTTGACCAGCTTTGTCTGGTACGGATGGAGTTGATACATTCATATCACCACCAATCTCCGTGAAAAGCGTCTCCGGTAGTGCAAATTGCCGGTCGTCTAACTGGTTCTTAGCAAATGCAGCATTGGACGGTTTGAGAATAAATCCCCGGGCCCCGGTCTTGTCAGAGATAACCATGCGGCCAACCACGTTCATGAGACCCATGACGTTCGTGACCAGCTTCTCTCGCATTTGCGGTACGAACTGGTTATAAGTCTGCCCGGTCGGCGTATCAATTTGTCGGGTAGCTTCCCACGCCGTGTAGACTTTATTGACTCCTGGCCATGAATTAATGAAACGGATCATGTCAGGTAGGTAGAAACCAAACTGGTTGTAATCATTCATCTGGGGGATACCCATGTCAGCGCCAGACTTGGTTTTAGCTTCATTAGCTTTTTCGCCTAGCCATGCTTGCTCAAACTCGCTAAGATTGTCGAAAGCGATGTTATCGTAGTTACCCAATTGCGTACTGTGAATTTCTCCCAGTAGTGTACGGGCCCCTTCTAGTGGATGTTTCGTGTCTAGCTTAACCACATCAATGTTAGGCAGTCCCGCCAGTACGTTAGTCGTCCGGTCAACGTCGATGACTAGAGTTCGGCCAGGAAGATAACGTAGTGTGGAAGTTTTGCCAACGCCTGGTTGGGCGTAAATCAATACTGAGAAGTCTTCACCGCGCTTGATGTCAGTTGCGTGTTGGATTTCCACGGCTATCCCTCCCGTTCGTACTTAATGCCTTCGGAGTCCATATAACTTTTAAGCAATTTCATCTGTGGAAGGGTTGCTGTAATCTTCAACACAACGGCTCGTGAGACCACTTCGCCAGTATTGGTATCAACTACCGTGTCACCTTTCGTTTGCTGGTGGGTGCGCTCCTCAGCGGCCTTGGCTTCCAGCTTGTGTTGCTTCTCGGCTTGCCGTTCCACCTGGTTATCAATGGCCTTCATGAGATAGTCCACGTCTTGGCCTTGCTTGACCTGATCCACCCAGCCTGCCGGGTCCACTTTCTGAATCTCAGCATACTTGGTGATAGTTTCGCAATTGGTAGCCAGTTGGTCGGCCTCTTTCTTCATCTGAGTCATGACACCGGCAATGCCTTCCACAATCTGCTTCTTAGTAGCCGACTTATTCAGCCACGACGGCTCGATGTCAACTTCACTGACTTCCACACCATAGTTAGGTGCCATCTCAGCAATCAGGCCTTCAACCCGTTCTTGTTTAGCCGCTCGTTCTTGCGCAGTCACCTCACGAATCTTGGTGTCTAGTGGCGAAATGACTGAATCGATTTGTTCTTTAAACAGGTTCATTTGAGAATCAAAGGTCTTGACTGGTTCTGCATACTGCCGCTTAATGGTAAGCCGTTTCTCATCAATCGCCTTAGACACCTTATTAAGACCGGCCCGCATGTTCTTGACATCCTTGATATTATCCACAGTAACCACAAAGTCTTGGTTGTACTTAGAGACAATTTCCGTTACTGCTTGTTGAACCTGATCGAGGTTGTTGATTGTGATTGGCATCGGCTTTACGTCAATGACCGGTTCAACAATTGCTAGTTCGTTAGCCATACATGTTCCTCCTTTAGATACTTTTCGTATTGCTGGAACCGATAATAAGCTAAGTTCTCATAGCCCACCGGTGTTCGTAAAAACTTTACGTGCCAATAAGTGCTCTTTTTCATTGAAAGATACCTCGCTTTCCGGTATTCTTACCGTAGATAAAAGTTTTTCTCAGGCTCGCTAGCGGTGCAACGCTAACGGGCCTTTTCTGTGGATTGGTCGACTGGAACATAACTCGCCAAAGATTATTAACTGTTGTCTGTCTGAGGCCACTCATATTTACCACCATCCGCCTTCGTCTGTCGAATTGTCATACTCGGCCTCAACACAATCAATTTTGTCCCAACGAACAAGCACCCCAGGTAACTTACGTTTATTTGGACGTGGAATAATTACAATTCCTGATTTGAAGCATCTAACATTCCAGGTACCAGTATTGACATGACTACGTGCAGTACCAGTATCCTTACGAATTACTTCCGAATGCTTAAAGTGAAACGCCCGGATGAAGTTATTTCGCCTAGCGATAATTTCTTCCATAGCTTCAATACTCGCAACTTCAATTTGTTCACATCCATAGTTGAACGCTATTTTGATAATTATTTTCGCCACCTTTCATAACCAATTCTCAACAGGCCGCCAAGCCCGAATACACCAATAAAAATTGCTACTGCTATCACTGCATCATCCCCCTAAAATACTTTGACTGGCGTTAACAAATAGTCGATGTTGCCCGCACTGATAAGGAAAGGCGTCAGTCCAGAGTTAATTTTCACTTCCATATTCACGAACTTGATATCTTTCATAGATGTGAGTGCTTCAAGCGCATCAACTAAATACTGTGAATTACAGCTCAAACTAATTTCAGCACCAGAAAATTCTTTCGGTTCAAGGTCAATCATTTGACTAATTCCAGTGGATGTTTCGCTACAAGAAATTTTAAAATTCATCTCAGACACCTCCAATTTCACGACCTTTTTAAAGTCGGAATTGACCTTAGTCATCGCTTTTAAACTTGGTAGCAACGTTAAAGCATCCGCTCTTGATAAAGTGAACTCTGTTGAAAATTTTTTTGGAATCAAACGATCTACGTTGGGATAACTGATTTCTGGAAAACTAAAATCTGCCAAGTTCAAATCAAGTATCAAGTTCTTTGGCGCCGCACCCTTAACCCGGATTAGTCGGTGACTGTCTGTTACAACTGCATCTCCATTTTCAAAGTGAACACATTGTAGCGACGGCCGTACTGCTGATACTCGTTTGACAACATCCTTCAGCATCTTTTCGATGTCACTGTTCATTTTCATTGCGTTACCTCCATATCCTCTTCATCATCACTACCCGCCTAGGTATTAGTTGCTCGTTTCTTGATGACTAAGAAGCCATTGATGAACTGCTGGTGCATAATACTTGCGTTGATTGCCTTGCTTGACGAACGGAAAATCCGGTTGGTACAGATAGTATTTGTCAGCTGTGTCTACCTTGATGCCGAACTCTTTGTCTAGGTCCTTGCGATCAAGCAGCTTCGTGCTGACAGTTACTTCCTTCCGACCGTCTTCAACACCTTTCAGGTAAGCTTGCTTAAATAAAGTAGCTAATCCTTGAACTAGATCATTCATTACTAGCACCCTCCTAGTCGAAAAGTTCATCGCCATAACGACCGAATAGCCAACCAATGAATAGAAAGAGTAGTAATTTTGCAGTTATCATTCTTCTTCACTCTCTTCGATTTCGACGTTCTTCAACCCGTACGTGATGAATCGTTGAACAATTTTGTTCACAGTTAATCCGGTCTCAGCTTTTAGTGAAAGCAATTGCGCATGAAGGTCGGTATCAATGTAGACTGGCCGGGTTGTCTTGGCCTCTTTTTCCTTGTAGATTACTAATCGTGGTTTTGACATTGTCAGTTCCTCCTATTGTTTGATATCCAAGAAACGATAAACTTTTTGCCGAATCTCTTTCGACTTAGGTTGCATATCGCCATGAATTGCTCGGCTCAATTGCTGGGGGCCTTCGCCAATTAAATCGGCTAGCTCAATCTGGCTCATATGCTTTTTAAACAACGCAATTTTAATCTGGGCATAGATTGCTTCCATACCCTCTGCTAAATTTTGTTCTGTCACAAATAGCATCTCCTTTCTGATATACTTTTGTTGAGGTGAGTTAAATGAATTATCTGCGTCACAGCAGGCAGCACTGATGAGATGGGTAGGTAATCTTTCTGAGATTAAGTCTCTAAATCCCAGAAGTGATTCATATTCTCTGAAACACCTTTTTGAACGTTCACCTGAAGGTTTTTACCTGACTAACGGTGCCTTTAAAGGTGTAATGAATCGCTACGGCTTTAAATCTCAAGTTGTAAACGATGGTCCAAACGAAATTTACAATGTCAGTGAATCCTCCATCAACAATATTAGGAAATCTCTAGAATAGATTTACCAATTTCTAAACATTCCATTTCAAATGGCTCATATGCTTGAACACCATTTTCTCGTAACCATTTCGTCAATCTTGTTTTCCCGGTCGGTCCTTGATGCCCAACAACAAGGATTGGCTTTTTTTCTTTTCTAGCAGAAACAATTAATCTTCGCTGGGTTTCTGTTAATTCTGGAAATGTATCGAACTGTAAGTCCTTCATTTGAAAATCCCTCCTTTCGGTTATTTGTTCATCAAGTTATTGCCGGCATCTGTATTATCTGGTATCTTTACTTCATAGGCTTAATTAAAGGAGTGATTCATCTTGTCACAATTTTTGTTTAGCCTGTATTTCCTACAGATACTTGCTTAACCGTTGAGCTGGTGAGGACTCTAAGCGCTTGTGCGAGCGTAATTGTGCACCTCTTGCCGGAACAGACATGCCTTCGTCGTATGCTATCTATTCAATAAGGAATCCATAATCGACGTAAATTGGACTCCGATTTAAGCAGGACCACACTTTAAAGTTAAACAACTGGGGTGGTTTACAGGTTTGGACGACGATACCATTTAAGTGCCAGCCGATATTTCAGGTGATGCCTAGGAATAAATTTAATTTCGCAGCCGTATTGATACCTGGTCAGTACGACTTTTTTGCGTTCACTCCTTTCGGTTATTTGTTCATCAAGTTGTTGACTTTTAGTATCGAATTCAGTACAATTAAGCCATAAATATATGAGCAATAAGCCTTACCATCAGCGTTACTCGCCAAAGCACCTCGCTGATAGTGCTGATTTCTTATTGCTTAATTACTTGATGAACTTATAATAACTGAATTCAGTACTTTTGTAAACCCCAAAGTATCGAAAACAGTATTATTTATTTGTCATGACTGTGAGGAATCCTATTATGACACCGTTAGTCGAACGAATAAAAAGTACTGCAAAAGATAAATATGGCTGGAATCTCAAAACAACAGCTCAAAACGCCGGTATTGGAATTAATAGTATCTACCGTTGGAAAACCCAAGCTCCGACTTCTAAAAGCTTACAAAAGGTTGCCGATGTCCTCAACGTTTCCGTTGACTTTCTTTTAACAGGTAATGAAGAAGAACAATCAAACAAAAAAATAGATGATAATTCCGCAACTGGCGTCATTGCCGCTCATATCGATGATGATACCCCTGCTGAAGAACAACAACAGATCATTAACTTCATTGAAAACCTAAAAAAGGCCCGTGGTGGTCAGAATTGAAGGTTAACTTATGGATAGAATCGAATCACTAATGGCAGAACGCGACAACATTAATTACACATTTACTACTGATCTTCCCGATCATTTATCGGGATTGGTGTACGAAGATAATCAAGAAATTTTTATTAATAGCAAAAATGATAGAAGTGTCCAATACACTACCCTTCTTGAAGAACTTGCTCATTATGATACCGGATCGGGGGAAATAATAGACCAAGACTCAATTGAGAAGCGAAAGCAGGAAAATCTCGCCCGATCCATCGCTTTCACTGAGGCAGTACCTTTAACTGGACTTGTTAACTGCTTTTTTCAAGGCATTTGGTCGACGCCAGAAATCGCGGACTATTTCGATATCACTACTGATTTTCTCATGAAGGCTATTGAAAACTATCGGAACAAATACGGCTTGGTCTTCCAATACCATGAATATATTTTCGATTTGAATAAGTGTGTTAACATTACTCGAATCGGTTAGGAGGTAAGGAACCATGTCCCAGGATGATCATTTTTACCGTCAGACACAAAACTTATCTACTTTTTGGAAACGCAAAGATTTAGATCGTGTGGAATCAATCGGACTCTGGGCTGTTGAAGAAGGAAACTGGTACCCTGCTATTTTTCAAGTTTTGGCTATGCTTTACAGAAAGCAACATCGCCTCGAAGAAGAAGCGAAAATACTCAAAATTGGAATAGAGCGAAATAAACGCAACCCCGGCGTTGCACGTAGAGACTTTATAAAAAGACTAGAACGTGTTAATGAATTGATCGCTTCATCAAATAAATAGTACTATTGCCCAATCATGCTGATGGCTATAAAAGCTGCAAATACATACCCCCACGTAGGAGGAATTGAACAATGAAACGTATACTTACACTTGTCACTGTGCTTTTAGCCGGATTATCCCTGGTCGCTTGTAGTAATAAGAAATCAGAGACAAAGTACTACGATAGCGATTTCATTTCTGCACTAGAAACTGGTCTTCAAAAGCGATGGGCTATAACCGACACCGTAAAAGACATCGACAAAGCTTCCCAAGATACTTTGGACAAATCTGTTAATGCTGAGCTTAAGGTAGTGAAACCTTACGAAAACAAAAAGTTCAAAAACGATAAACTTCATGAGCAAGCTCTTACATACATTAATGCTCTGAAAGATCAAAAGACCGCATTAAAAAGTTACGACAAGTCTAATTTCTTCGACAAGTGGAATAAGGCATACAATGTGCGTACTAAGATGATTGTCCAAATCAACCAGAAGCACAAACTTAAAGTCGCTGACAAATATAAAAGTGATCTAACTGAATTAACACGTCATGGTGATGCAGTAGCTAATCAAAATCAGAAAACCGAAGCAATCAATTCTCTAATTAAATCTATTAAATTCAAACAAACTAAAGACGATGGATATACTTACACCTACGACGCTAAAGTCAAGAACACTTCAAACTACTCATTCAAAACGTTTGGCATCAAGGTAAAGTTGATGGATTCACAAAAAACGGTCATTGATACCCAAGCAGTTTACACTGATAACTGGGACAAGGGACAGACCAACCAATTCGAATTCATGACTGATAAGAAGTTCAAGTCTTACGAAGTTGTGCAAGATTACACTAATTAAAAAGGTGGGAAATAAAACTATCATGAGGTTTTCTGAAAGAATGGGATTCGTTAAAGTTGATGATGTGATTCAAAAAGACAAAATGAATGAAACACTACGAAACGATATATTTAATTATGGTGCCCATATATTGTTCGATAAACAACACTCCAATCTCCAACAAAATTATCAGGGAACACATTACGAAATGTTAAAACAGCTTTGGGTTAACTTCTTTCATATCTCAATTAGTTCATTGACAGATGAAATGGCAATGGCTGGTGATAATCCTAATGAAGTACTGCATAATCATTACGACGACCTTCAATTTTATGAAGTGTACGATTTTCTCGAATATGTAATACAGATCTGGGGTCGAAGCTCCGAATCCGTCAAAACCATAAACCAATTATTATCAACTAATCATTCTGCTTATCGCTTTATCAAATATCAATTAGAACCCGTTAGCTCCGATATTGATATTTCAAATATCACAGCGGGAGTGAAAACACAGATCGATGATGGTCACTTGCAAAAAGCTTTAAATGAACTTGGAAAACGTGAAGATATAAACCTAGTTTCTGTAATTAAAGAATCTATTGATGCCGTTGAGGTTGCCACTAGAAAGGTATCCATCGAGCTATTCAACGGTAAGGTAAAGGACACTCTTGGAAAAAGTATAAATAATCTAGTAGATAATGACTTTATTGAAACACATCCTGCCTACCTAGAAGCAATGAGCAAACTTTATGGTTATGCTAGTGACGGTGGAATTAGACACCCTAAAACAGAGATAAAACATAAAATTGATTTGGCCGAAGCAACTTTCATGTTAGAAATCTGCTCTGCTTTCATCTCAATGCTGAAAGCTAAGTTAGCTGATTGGCGAAATAGATAATAAAAAACGCATCCCCCTACCCGCCAAGATAATGGGATGCGCTCAACATATAAGATTCAAGGGATAAGTACACCCTTTTTACATAATTAATTATAAATTAAAGGAGGTGATGCCACAACCTTAATCACAAATCTACCCGCCTAGGTGATTTAAAATTAAGGAGATAATTAAAATGGCAAGCTATCAAAAGCGCGGTAAAACATGGACTGCAAGAATCAGCTACACTGATCAAATGACCGGTGAGCGTAAGTACCAAACTAAGTCCGGTTTTCTGCGGAAAACTCAAGCCGAAGAATGGGCCATATCGATCGAACAGACTAAGTTCAACGAATCTATCGGCAAGGCCACCACAAGAGAAACGTTCGCCGATTACTTTGAGAAATGGTTCACCACCTACAAGCTTCCACACGTTGAAGAACAAACTCTTAACCACTACAAATATACACATGGCATCATCAAGGGGTATTTTAAAGAGCTCCGCTTGAATCTGGTAACGCGAGAATACTACCAGACCTTTCTAAATGACTTTGGCAAAACTCATGCCATCGCTAGCTCCCGAAAAGTAGCGATGGAGATACGCTCCTGCGTTCGAGACGCTGTCGCTGATGGTGCAATCGCACGGGACTTCACGCGTCGGGTCGTAGTCACCGGACACGAAGCCATGGATGAATCGCTGAAGTATCTCGACGGTGAAGATATGCATAAACTTATAGATGACCTAAGCGCAACCATCGATGCACGTCGGTCAAGCCGCGTCATGGCGCTATTGGCACTATATACAGGCGCCAGGTTTGGTGAGATTGCAGGTCTGACCTGGGATAATGTGGACGAAGCGAATGGTACCATCAACATCAAGCGTTCTTGGAACACTTTAGACAACGATGGGTTTAAGGCTACTAAGAACAAGCAATCAGTTCGAAACATAGCCGTTAATCAAGAAGTATTCGACTTTCTGCATCAACTTCATAGGTCACAAGACTTCCTTGATAAAGAGAACCCATTCAATCTAGTTTTCCTCGGTCAAGGCACTACACCACCGAGCAGTACCGCCGCAAATAACATGCTTAAACGCACGCTAGAGCACATTGGAGCCAAGCACATAACCTTTCACGGGTTACGCCATACACATGCCTCTTACTTAATTTATAAGGGGCTAACGCTATACTATGTCTCCGAGAGACTAGGCCATGCAAATTTCAACGTCACGCTTAGAGTCTATTCACACATGATCCATGAGATGAAAGACGAACAAAATAAGAAATTACTCAGCGTTCTCGACGGTTTTAGAGGGTAA